CGCGTCCGAACGGCGTGAAAGCCGCGAAGAAGCGAAGGCGAGCGTCTAAAAAGGCGCTCGACCATCCAACACGAGATTCGATCAGATGCACTCGACAAGTCTATCGTCGCGTGCGATCCGCTGTGAGACGCTTCAAGCGCAAGAGAGGCATTGTGACTCTGATCATGGAAATGAATAGAGTCAGAAATGCTGGTCTTTCGAACTTGACTCATGAGAAATTTGCGAATCACTTGCTGGCACCATTGGTGAGCAGTGGGCTCCGACGCAATTAATCGGGGCTTAGTGAACTCCTTTGGGACAGCAATAAGTTTCGCAGCCGGCTCGATATCAGAAGATACCAGGTCGGGTTCATGAGAGATCCTATCTGCCCATTGAGAGACTGAACTGAATGCCCAGTCCTCATAGGGAAAGATACGATCTAGCTTAGCGGGCCATGACGGGAACAGATACTTATCTGTCCTCGAAGATGAGTCCGCTACGGCTCCAGGTCCATGCTGAGCTTTCCATTCGGTAGGTTCGAACCTGCCGAGCTCGCTGGTGATGCAATCTGCGACGAATTGAATCGCGTAGAAAGTACCATCATTGAGAAAGGAAAGAGGGGTTTCCTTAGGTTCTAAAAACTTAAGGAGACCGAAGGCCTTAGGATTAACATCCTCTAAAGAGAGGGTGTTAAAACCAGGTCCGACAAGTTCATCCTCGTCCCATGAAAGGGATGGAGGACGAACTTCCCGATCAATCTGGAAGTACTCATCGACCGCCATATAGACGTACGATGGGTCACACTCCGCGCGAAACCGCTTCAAGCAGGTGAGAACCTGCCTGAGGTCGGCAACGTCCAGAGCATCAACAGATGATCTCAGCACTCCACTATCGTCGAACACGGCTAAGTATAATCCCCGGAAAAGTCTTGGGATTACACTTGCGCGCTTGTATGGCTTAGATAAAGGCATACAAGGTTGCACATAGAGCCCCGTGGACAAGCACGTATCAACGTACTTGCCCAAGGCAGGAAGGAAGTCACAGAAGATTCTGTGACCTCCGTGCCTTTCGACAACGGAGAGCAAACGTTTGTAATCACGCTCGCACTCCACGCGGAGACTCGGACGACGCCGCACGATGTCGACTAACATCGCGCTGTATAGTCCTAGAAAGAAG